TCTTGCCTGTCCTCTGCTGTGGCTCTGGCTCTGGGTCTGGCTCTGGCTCTGGCTCTGGCTCTGGCTCTGGCTCTGGCTCTGGCTCTGGCTCTGGCTCTGGCTCTGGCTCTGGCTCTGGCTCTGGCTCTGGCAAATGCTCGGGGTCGAGCACTTCCTCGGCAAGCCCCATCCCGATCAGAGCTTCTGCATACTCGTCCAACACAGCACGGGTTTCGTGCTGGTCGAAGTTACCGGCGTGGTAGTGCGAGAACTGACGCAGTGCGCGAATCTTCTTCATGGTTGAAACGGGGCAGTTACCTGCCCCGGCCCCTTGGCTGGATTATGGGGTTGGGACGGTGAAGGTGCCCTTGATGATCGCGCTGGTACGGTAATGGGCCAGTGCCAGGCGCTCTTCGCACAGGATCGTCAGCATGTTCTTCACGAAGTTGTCACGATCTTCGCGGCTGATCTCAACGGTGGCATCCATGCGATCCCACACTTGGGACGCCAGGTCGAAGCCGCCGACGGTGAAAGTACCGAGTGCTTGCGCCTTGGTGGCCACGACCGGCAGACCCCACATGACCTTCGCGGCGAACGCCGCCGGACCGCCGAAGATGTAACGGCCTTCCGCATCCTTCAGCAGCGCGATGGCATGCCAGTCGCGTGGGTTCAGGATGATGCCCGACGCTTCGAATTCCGATTCGCTGGTCTGGAATATGGCGTGAGCGATCTGGTCCGCGCGGGTGTCGCCGGTGGCGTTCAGTGCGGTGTCGTAGGCGGTGGCGACTTTGTTCAGCCCAGTGAGGTTGTCACCGGTGCCATCGCCATTCAGCAGTTGCCCTTCTTCAACCAGGGCCAGGCCGAACAGAAGGCGGTTGTTCACGTAGGACTCGAGCATCGGCGCATCGTCCATCACCTGACGGGATGCCTGGATCCAGTGAGCGATGGTTTTGACGTTCGCCGTTTCCTTGGTGAATGTCAGGTTGGACTCAGGCTTCAGGTTGCCTTCGGCCACCGGCGCAGCGCTGTTGGTGAAAACGTTCTCACGAACGTATTCCAGCGAGTTCGAACTGATACGACCTTGGGCGAGCAGGTCTCGAATGGTCAGACGGCGGAGGCCTGGCATCAAAATGCCTGGGTTCAGCTGCGGCTGGATCAGCGCGCCAGCAGAAGCAGCACCGCTGCCCAGCTGCTTGTCGAAGCTCTTCACATCCACCTTGCCCGAGGACTTACCATCCCATGACTTTTTCAGGTCTTCAGCCGTCTGGGCCGCGAAGCTCTTCTTGGTGGATGGATCATCGACGGCGCCGCCAGCCAGCTTCTGCTCGATATCGAACAACCGCGTGCCAGCGGTCTTGAGCTCGTCCTGAACGGTGGTCAGGTCGGTCTGCAGCTTCTTGCTGACCTCGCCATTCTGTTGGATCTCGGTTTTCTGGGCGTCGAACAGCTCCTGCATGCGAGTCTGCGCAGTCTCGATCGCCTTCTGGATTTGGGCCAGTTCGGACATGGGTGAATCCTCGGTTCAGATTTGGGGGAAAGTTTTCAGGCGCTCCAAGAGCGCGGCGATTTCAGTGGGGTCGCCGCTTTCGGACTCGCTCCGAACCGCGGACTTGATGCGGGCGATCAACGCCTGCGCTTCGGACTTGGAGAGGCCGGCAGATTCCCTCAGCCAGCTCTCCGCATCGCGGATGCTTTCAATGGTTTCCATGCTCTTGAGCGTGGAAACGGTGGCCGCTTCGTTGGCCGGGAAGGTGCACACGCTGATCTCCGTCAGGCGCGATACCTTGCGGAAGGAGAAACCAGTGGCGATCGTGGACATATCGCCCTTGGCGATACTGCACCCGACCGACATACCCCCTACGGTCCCGTGCATCATTGCGGCCTTCAGGGCTTCGGACTGAGGGTTTCCGGGCGTCAGCTCGCCTCGAACGTGAAGACCGTGACTGTCTTCTGAGAGGTCGAGCCACTTACCCACCGGGATCTCGTTGCGCTGGTGGTTGAAGAACATGGCCACAGCGCGGCTCTGACTTTTGAGCGCATCCGCAAAGGCGCCGGCCTCGATGACGTCGCCGTCGCTGTCGACCACGCCGAACACACTGGCATAGCCTTCGAACACGCCCTGGGCACCGCCATTGGCGAATTTGATTGCGGCCTGATCGAAGGCCAAGGTTTTGCAAACGCTAGGCATTTGCTGCCTCCAGAATGATCAAGCCCCGCTGGATGCGGGGCCTGGGTTGCCGATTTGGGTGATGGGTATGTTTTGGGACTGCACGGTCGCCTCGTCCCCGCCAGGTAAGGGCGGCATGTTGTCCAGCCGACGCAACTCGTTGCGGGTGCGCAGGCCCTTGTCGGCCATCACGCCCATGAAATTGGCGCGGGCCGTCGAGTCGCCGCGGAGCAGACCGTCGATGTTGTGCTCAGCATGGAAGCGACCGAGCTCGCCAGGCTTCAATAACCAGCGCTCGATCGCGTACTCCCAGCGGTTGAGGTATGGCGATAGGGTGTACTGCAAAAAACCCAGGTTCTGCTGCTCGATACCCGATCCCCAGCTGGTGGACTTTTCCACATCGCCAACCAGATGCGGCGGCACACCGAAGAATCGAGCCAGCTCGCTGACCTGAAACTTGCGAGCCGCCATCGTCTCCGCATCCTGGGGGCTGACGCCGATGGCCTGGGTGGTGAATCCACCTTCCAGAATCCACAGCCGCTTCTTGACGGGGCCGCCAGAAATCTCCTTGAAGTTCTCTTCGACCTGCGCGCGCTGTTCCTTGTTGAGCACCTTCCCTTCGCCGGTCATCAGCAGTTGCGGCGACTTAGCACCGTTGGCATAGAAGTCCCGTTGCTGGTCTTCCATCGCCACCGCGACTCCTGCTGTCTTCGCCGCGAAAGCGATAGGCGACAGGCCGACCAGTCCGTTGAACCCGAAACCTTTCAGGTGAAAGATTTCCGCCGGTTTGAAGTCGGCGTACTCGCTGTCTCGGCGGTATCGGTACACCACGCGCTTACCTTCAAGCCGGACGTCCATGTTCACCGACATCAGGGGCATCATGCTGATCACATCCCCGACGCTGTTGCGCTCAATCAGGGCATAAGCGTTGCCGTAGTAGCAGAGCTGCATGGTCATCGCTTCGCGGAACTCGACAGCAGTCATGTACTGATTTGGGCTGTAGCGCAGCAGGCGGGCCAGAGGGTTGTCGATGCCGACCTTTCTCCGGTCATCACCGGTAGTCTCGAAAACATCCAGCGGCAGGCCTGCCGTGACGGTGGAGATCAGACGGACGCAGGCGAACACCGTGGAGATCTGCAAAGATCGCTCGTCGCTCACGACAGAGTCGCCCACCACCCCAGAGGCGGACACTGGCCCAGTCTGCGAACCCTTCTCCGGCGAGACCAGGCGGCCGCCGACAAAGAAGCTCGCCATGCGCGCCCAGAAGGGACTGCGCGTGCGCAGATCAATGCTGTAGTCGGTGTCTGCCATTACATGCTCATCGGTCTGGAAAGGAAGTCGTCGACAGAGCCTTGGGTATCCGCGTTCGCGAGCACCCGGCCTATCGTCATGATCAGCGCTACGGCGCCATCGATCTTGTTGTCGTCGCCCTGCTTGATCGGGCGCACTACGTCGTCGTTGCCAGGCAGGAACTTGCCGATCACGTTGCCGATACACCAAGTCATGATCGGGTTACCGTCATGGTGGAACCGGCCAGCGGTGATAGCCGCTTCCAGCTCCTTCATGGCGTCCGACATGTTGGTGTAGTTCTGCGTGATAGTGATCGGGTTGAATCCCTCGTCGTCCAGGTCGTGGCTCAGTCCTGTCGCGCCATGCGGGTCAATCGGCGACTGGCGCAGCGGTGCCTGGTGATTGGCTTCCTTGGTGTCCTCGAGGATCTCGCGGTAATCGATCTCAGCGCCATCAGTAACATCCAGGTGCTTGGAGTTGACCCAGGCCTGGAACCGCTCCGACATGCGCTTGTTGTCGGTATTGAATGCCGTGTCGTAAGGCACCCAGAACTTGGGACCGACACTGTAATAGTGGGTCTTGCCATCGATGACTCGCCAGAACAGCCGTGCCCGCGAGTTCATGTCGAGCTTGCGAGCCAGGTCGAAGCCAGCAATCCACTCCTGCCCCTCGAATTGCTCCAAGGTCAGGGCCGTGTCTTCGCAGGCCTTCCAGTCCTCCATGTTGAAGAAGCCGGATTTGGCGCTCACCCAGAGGTTCAGGTGCTTCGTCTTGAACGTGTTGGTGAAGCGAGCGGAGCGGATCGCCCGCGCCTGCTGGCTTTCCAGGTACTCCTGAAACACCGAGATCCCATGGTTGGGGTTGGCCTTGGCCAGCATCTTCGGGTCGGTCCAGTCGTCACCTTCATCAAGCGTCCAGATGTACCCGAACAGCTCGTCGTCAGGAACCGTGCCCTCGAGCATCTCGATCACCTGGCGGCGCTTGTCGTAGCATGGTCCTTCGATATCAGCCCCTGCAGTGGTGATGATGAACATCAAGGGCTGTCGGCGCGCGCCCATGCCGGTGAGCATGGTGTCGTACTGCGCCGAGGTTCTGTGCTCGTGGTATTCGTCGACGATGGCACAGCTGGGCGACGCACCGTCGCCTGGGTCGCCGATCAGTGGCTCGAAGCGGCTGAAGTCGGACGGTATGTTCATGTTCGAGGCGTTGACCTCGATGCCAGCAGCCTGGATCAGCATTGGCGACTTGCTCACCATCAGCTTGGCCGGCCGGAAGACCTCCCAAGCCTGCTTCTCAGTCGTCGCGCCGGAGTAGACCTCGGCACCAAACTCACCGTCTGCAACGAACATGCTGATGCCCACACCGGCCGCGATTACCGACTTGCCGTTCTTTCGCGGCACCTCCCAGTAGCTTTCTCGAAACCGGCGGTGCCCGCCCTTCTTCCTGACCCAGCCGAAGGTGACCGCCATACCGAACAGCTGCCAAGGCTCCAGGCTGATTAGCTGCCGTTTGAAGGCCCACTCACCCTTGGTGTGGGGAAGTAGCTGGATAAGCTTCAGCTTCTTCTCAGCCTTGGCCGGGTCGAACTTGAAGCGGAAACCCCGCTTTCGGCTCGCAGCCAGGTCATCGAAGTGGCGCTGAATGGCCAGGTGAATGTATCGGCAGGCTGGGACTTTCCCGCGCAGCACGGAGCGCCCCCACGCCATCGCCTTGTCGACGTTGGGGTGCAGGGCCTTGGTCATCTATGAGCTCAGTAGTTGGGCAAATTCGTTGGTGGCTTTTTCTTTATTTCCGCCGATCAGCCGGGTGCGACTGGACGGATCAAGACCCAGCAGCGAGCCGAAGGTCACCATCTGGCGCATTGTTTCGTTGGCGGCGGTCAACGCCGGGTTCTTTACCGGCCCGCCCGTTGCTCCTGCCACCACGATGCCGTGCTCCTTGATCGACTCCTGGGCCATCCGCCAGTTGTCGTAGGCGGTGCAGAAGGCTTCGACGTTGTGCAGATCGGTGAGCGCGACGACGTTCTCGCGCAGTAGCTCTGGAAGGATCATCTTCCACATCACAGCGGCCCGCTCGCTCAGCCACTCTGGCGGATCGACATCGGTGATCTTGGAGAACTCCGGCTCAGCGTTATTCAGCGCTCTCTTGCCGGGGTTGCCGGCGAGCTTTTTCTTGGCCGTCGGCTTGGGTTTGCGACCACGGCCGGCGACCGTGGCGGTGCCTCCCATCGCGCAACTCCTGAATTTTTAATTTCGCGGGTGTAAAAAAACGACTGAGGGCGCGGTGTCCGAGCGAAAGGGCCTGAACTTTTGACCCTCCCCCTCCCCATAGACGAGAGTTCGTCTCATTCTCGCCGTTTTCGATCATTTTTTGATCGTTTTCGACTCCCGCTGCGTCTTGGCCTTGTGGCAAACGCGATTGATCGCCCGCAGGTTGTGGTCATCGTCGGTGCCGCCATGAGCCAGAGCCACGATGTGGTCAACCTCATGCGCTTCGCGGATGCGACCAAGCTGGACGCAGTCGTCACAGCGACAGAGGTACTGGTCTCGCTTGAGGATGCGTTCGCGGATGCGGCGCCATGGCCTGCCACCACGCCCTGAGCCCTTGCGAGTAGCCCAAGCCTTGCCCTGCTCTGCTGCCAGCTCGGCATGAGCATCGCAGTAGCCGTTGGCATTGCGGTGCAGTGAGCGGCATCCCTGCGCCCTGCATGGGCGCTGCGGCCTCATCGGCATGGCGTGCCGTCCAGATAGGTCGACGGCGGCGCATCAGGGTCCGAACCGTCACCATCAGCCAGCGCTTCGATCAGCGCCAGGTTCTGGGTCGCGATCTGTTCGAGCAGGTTGGTTTGCTTCTGCTGCTGGTCCAGGATCTGCTGGAGTAAAGAGATTGCTTGCTCGTTCACGGGCCACCTTCATCCATTTGTTGATCCATTCGCGCCGGGCGGCGCATCCGGTGCAGCTCATCAGCCCTGAGCCTTGCGAGACAGGAACAGGTCAGAGTAGCCGCGAAGCTTCTCCACACCCATGAAGCCAACCATGCCGCCGGCGAAGGTGGCCATGCCCTGTGGCAGGCCCATCCATTCGAGCAGCGGCACCAAGGCCAGGGTGATGAGGCCGCACAGGGCGCCCTCCAAGAACATCTGCCGTCGGGTGCCGCCGCCATACACCACCCGGAGGACGGCGATCGCAACGGACAGGCCGGCGGCGCCAAGCTGGGGCTGGTGGGCAATCACCCAGGTGAGCAAAGCGGCCCACAGGCCAGGATCCTTCTCGGGCATGTTTGGCATCTCTGTTCCTCCCTTTTGGGGAGTGCAATAGGTTCGGCCCCAGCATCACTCCCAGCTCGGAGCGATGGGCGTGGCGGGGCCGAAAACGAAAAAGCCCCAGCGTTTGCCAGGGCTTCGGGAAGTTTCAGGTAAGTCAGTCGTCTATCGGGTTGGACCTGCCGGGAGCGGCCCCAACTCAACGTCAGCGCCGTGCGATCGCATCAAGTCAGCGATCCGGTCAAGCTCTTCTTCACCCAGGGTCAGCAGTGCCGCCATGTAAAAGTGCATTTGCATGCCCAGCTCGCGCGGCGCCGAGCCGCCCGTGTACTTGCGCCATTGAGCGCCTTGGGTGAGCCCAGCCAGGTCTGCCATCTGGGGGCTGGTGAACTTGAGGTCTTCTTTCAGGCGGGCAAGATCGCCTGCCGACGGCGGGTCGTAATGCTTGATGCGCTTCATCGGATATCCGAAGCCCCGACGAATGCCGGGGCAGTTATCAGTCAGGAAAAGAACTTGAACGCTACCCAGCTCACCGCCAGTGCGAACACTGCGCCTGCAGCAGCCGACAGAAATATGCTGCGCGCTTCGTGCTGGGAGCCTTCGCGAACCTCGCTGCCCAGCTGGGCCAAGGTTTCCCGCATCTGCTTGATAACTTGATCGTGGCTCATGGTCTTCCTCGCTTGGGATGTCGGGTCACGCCTGTTGCAAGACCCTGTGACGGTACTGTCGCCCGAATCGGCGTAAAGCTCAAGACCGCTGGGCGGAAGCCCCGATTTCTCGGGGCTTAACGTTAGAGCTTTTGGATGAAGGCGGCGGCGGTGACTATCACTGTGACTAGACCTCCTACCGCTACAAACGGGTAAAACATCGTCTCCCGCTTCATCTTGTTAGCCTCGGCGATCATCTTCCTGGCCTCGGCGGTGAGCTTGTGAACTTCGGCTTGAAGCTTCTCAAGCTCTAGTTCTTCCTTCTCAGTCATTCGTCTTCCTTTCGGGCTTCGGGCTGCACCCTTTGTGCTTCCCATGTGTCGCATTATGTACCTTTAAGGTACGGAACACAACAAATATTTTCACGCCCCGGAAACGAAACGCCCCGGCTGCAATGGCCGGGGCTTCAATGTGTCGCGTTGCTTGCAAGCTGGACACGCTGCTATGAAAACAGGTGTTTATCCGCGCGGAAAGCTTTTTATGCAGCCTCGCGCAATTGCTCCAGAGCACAGTCGATCCATGCCACTCCAGTGTTGATCAGTTCGCGCGCCTTGGCTTCGCCCATCTTGTGCTCTCGGGCGATCCGCAACGCAGGCCACTTAGCGCCGAAGTACAACCAGACGAATCCGCCCATCTGCGGGTTGCGCTTATTGAGTCTGGCTACGGCGCCGTCCACCGCCAGGGCGAGGTCGTCCGTGATCACGTATTGCTTGAGCCCACCTTCCGCAGGGACGTGCTCCTTCATGAGTGCATAGAGCGGGCAGACATACTGAGGCACGCCCATCCCATCCATGCGCCACCAGCCCCATTGCTCGAGCATGTACGCGGTGTCACCAAGGGCCTTGTCGACGTAGGTTCGATTCTTCATGTCCTTCCCCCTAATCTCCGGTGTGATTGGTGCCGCCGGCGCCGCGCCGGTTGCTTCCCTGATATGTAGCCTCAGGCCCGGATGCCTGAGGGTTCTTCAACTGTTCGATCTGCCGGAGCGCCGCCCGCAGCCTCATACTGAGCTGGGTCACCAGTTCATCCAGGGCCAGGGCCTCGCCGGTTGCAGCCGCCACAAAGCCCGAGGCGTTGCAATGGTCGCAGGGCAGTTCGTGAAACACACCCTGAGTTACCGCTCTCCCACGGCACAAAGGGCACTGAGCCAACCTGATCACAGCCTTCTTGAAGGCAGGGCCATGGCTCTTCCCTGTCACTTTGAATCCTCGCTTATGGTGGATACCGGAAGCCCGTCGAAACCCGCGCGCCCTGCGACTTCGCAGAGAATCCATGAATCCGTTGATCTATCACCGGTCAAGCCGTGAACCGCCCCGAAACCCTTCTGGTCAAGGTGTGCGTGCCATTTCTCCAGCGCCTCGCGCTTGCGGGCCATGACGTCGGACTGGATGTACACCTTCACGTTGTGGCCCATGGCGTGGTTGATCAGCAGCTCACCCACCAGGTGATCGACCCCCAGGTCAGCCCAACCGGTGCGGGCCAGCTTGCGCAGGTCGTGACTGGTCCACTCGCCCTGCCCCATGACTGCGAACACCGCCGAGGCCTTCGACTCGCTCATGGGCTTGCCCTGGCGACCCGGGAACAGGAACTCGCCCTCGTAACCCTGCTTAAGCTGGATCTCGCGGCAGGCCATCAGCAGAAACCGCACTTGGTCGGTCAGCGGCAAGCGGTGCTGCACACCGGTTTTGGTGTGCTCGGCAGGAATGAACCACTCCCGCTCAGCCAGGCTGATATGGCTCCAGCGGGCCATGCGGGTTTCGCCCAACCGGGTGCCGTGGCAAAGCATCATCAGGGCCAGCAGGCCATGCTGCGGGTTGTGGGCCAGGGTGCTCTTCATGCGCGCCATCAGGTCTTCAAGGTGCACACCACGGAGCCGAGACGGCTTGACCGTGACTTTGGCCTTAGAGAAGTCGCGGAAGCGGATGCCGGCCATGGGATTGGAGCTGATGAGGCCCAGCTTGAAGGCCTGGCGGAACGACAGGGCCAGCAGCTGAAACACCAGGCGCACGTAGTCGATCGACAGCGCCTCTTGCAGCGGCCACATCAGCTCGCGGTCAAGCAGCGCCTTGTCGATCTGGGCCAGCGGGATCTGGCCAAGGCGCGGCACCAAGTGCTGCTTGATCGCCGACGCCGCCGTGCTCTTGCGTTTGGCCGACAGGTTACGGTCACGGGACATGCGCTCAGCGAACCAGGCCAGCAGCTCGCCGGTCAGTACCCAGCTCGACAGGCTACACCCCTCACCCGCCTCCAGGCGCAGGCGGATATCCGGCAGTGCGGCGGCCACCTTGGCAGCGCTCAGTTCTGGGTATGAGCCGATCAGGTTCCACTTGCCCTTGTGGATCAGGTACCAGGACCCGCGCTCGCGGGAGCGGTGGAACCGGAAGTACAGGCCGTGGTTGCCCAGAGCGCGCAGGTCACGCACCTGGCCGGCGGCCTGCCGGCGAATCTCTGCATCGCTGATTTTCACAGCGGCGGTGTTGGTCATGCTGCAACCTCCGTTTTTGGCAGCAGCAGGTAGGCCCGCAGCTGCTCCATGGCGTCGAAGTGCCCTCGGCACACGATGGCGAGATAGCCCTGATCATTCAGGCGCCGGATACACGCCTGTTGACTGGGCGAGACGGGCGCCGGGTCAACCGTCGCCTTGAATTCGATGTACATGCCGAAGTAGCCGCCCCGAGCCATCGGCAGGACCAGATCAGGTATGCCGGCCTTAACGCCCTGGTCCTTCAGCTTTTCAGCAACCTTCTTGTGCCGGAGGCCGCCGTTCGGTACGTGGTAGATCAACTCGAAGACGTCCGGGTAGCGCAGCGCGATTTCTTCCATCAGCGCGGCCTGCTCCCGGCCTTCCCGGTCTACGGGCTTCGCCCGAGGCTTCTTAGCCCTCACCGGCTTCATGATCGCCGGCTTCACTGCCCAGGCCTCCCAAGCTGACTTTGGATCTTCGCCAGGGCTTCAGGGGAGACGAATGCCCGGCCGCCCAGCATGATCATCGTGTCGCAAGGGACTTCCTTCGCACGCTGGCGGTAACGAAGGGCCGGAGCGCTTTTCCAGTGGCACCACTTGCGCTCGGTCTTCCAACGGATTGTCTTCGTCTTCGGCAGGTGCTCGCTGACGTAGATCGGGATGCCGCTGAAGATCATTGCTGGACTCATAGCTCCTCCTTGCCACGGTGAGATTCCCACTCGAAGGGCACCACCACCCCGCCGCCCTCGCGCAGGCGGTCGTAACACCGCTCGCCCATGGCGTGACGCAGCTGGCTGGCCTCCAGATTGGAAATTACAACCGTGGGGCGCATCTGCTCGTAGCGCCCGTTGATGATCGAAAACAGGGTGGTCAGCTCGAACTCGCTCGGCTGCTCTTTGCTCACCCCAACCTCGTCGAGCACTAGAAGCGACGGCTCGATCAGGCTGGACAGGATGTCGGCCTCGGACTGTTCGCTGTGGCGGTCGTAAGTGGCGCGGATGGACTGCAGGATCGCGCCCACCGTGCGGTACACCGCGGTGGCCGAGGTGTTGCGCATCAGCTCGTTGGCCATGCCGGCGCCCAGGTGGGTCTTGCCAGTGCCGACCTTGCCCAGCAGCATCAGGCAGCGGCCGGTACGCTCGATCTCCTCGAACGCGGCCACGTAGCGCGTGCAGTAGGCCAGGGCTTTGCGCTGCCCTTCGTGCTTAACGCGGTAGTTGGCCAGGGTGCGGTCGGCGAAGCGCTTCGGGATCAGCGCCGAACCCAGCTTGCGGGTCATGGCCTCGCGCTTAAGGCGGGTTTCTTCGGCCTGCTGCTTCGCCTGGCGCTCGGCAATGGCGGCCTTCTCGCACTCAGGGCAGCGGCCAACGATTTCGCGGCCCATGAGCATGGTCACCCGTTGCTCGAAGTCGCCGTGATGCTCGCAGTGCGCAGGCTGGACGCGGAAACCGGCAGCGTTCCGCACGTCGGACATGGTGATCACCGATTCAGATCGCATAGGTACCGTCCTCGCGCTCGGTCAAGCCGCCGGTGTAGTCGCGGTCACTGAAACCGTGGTGGCGGCTGTTGGGATTGGACTTGGCAGGCATCTGCGCGGCGATACGCTTGGCCACCCAGTCCACCTCGAAGCCGCGCCAGCCGTTCTCGACGGCGACTTCAAGGGCTTGGGCTGGCTGGATGCCGAACGCCTTGCACTGTTCCAGCTTGGTGTTCAGGGCTGACCAGATACGGGCAGTCACCGGGGCCTTGGCTGCCTTTCGGACAACCAGGTAATCAGCGATCAGCGACTCATCCAGGCCGTGGGGGTTGTCGGCCAGCATGGCGGCCTTCCCGAATGGCGCCTTGCGGTCAGCCTTGGCCGGAGCCGGCTGCTCATCGCTGGGGGGGCATGTATTTTCTTCCGAAGGAAGAAATACATAGGGGGTTAGATTCTTAGAATAAAGAAGGGACTCGGCGGTTTTGGTCTGTTTCGACTCTTCGCCGATTCGGACCACTTGAGCCGAGTCGGCTGTTTTGGTCTGATTCGGCTCGGTGACGTAGACCCAGTCTTTCGGGTCATTCACGCCGATGTCACCCCGGGCGCCGCCCTCGCGGAACAGCACACGACGGCGCAGAAGACTGGAAATCGCTTTCGACACGGTGTCTGGGTGAGCGTGGATAGCTTTCGCGATGTCGGTAGCCGGGATGCGCTGGGCGCCCGCACCGAAGTTGATCGTGGCCTTGGCCACGTACAGCACAATCTTCATCTCCCGAGCAGGGAGATCGATAGCCAGCAGGCCATCCATGAGCTGGTTGTCCATCCGGGTAAACCCCCTGGACTTGTCAAGTGGGACTATGTTTGTCATGCTTAAACCCGTTATGAAGCTGTAGAGAAAGCCGCCCTGCCAGGCGGTTTTTTTTCGTCTGCGATTTGGGTACTGGATGAATTCGCAGGTGTTTTGGTCATCTACTGGCGCAATGCCAGACCGCTGATAATTCACTCACTTGCAAAGAGTCTGTATCTCAGGCCGCCCGGTTCTCGGCCTCGACTTCCTGCTCGCGCTGCTCCAGTAGTTTTTCGATCGCCTTGCCCAGCTCGTACCGAACTGCGGCGCCGTTCGAAGCGCGAGAAATCGTGGGTTGAGTGGTGCGGCAACGCTTGGCCACGTCCGCCTGCGACAGCCCAAGCTGGAACAAACGGCTCAACATCTCTTGAACTGTCATGGGAATTTCCTATGAGTTTTTGCATGAGTGATCATACGAACAAGCATAGATCTATGCAATAGAATTACCTACATACGTCTACGCATATGGGAATGGTTATGAGCGTTGCCGACCGGCTTCGGACCAAAATGAAAGAGCTGAACCTCAGCGAAAGCGAGCTGAGCAGGCAGTCCAAGGTTCCTCAGCCCACGATCAACCGAATCCTTTCGGGCGAAAGCTCAAGCCCGCGCCGCGGGACGATTGAGGGACTTGGGAAAGCCCTAAGCGTGTCCCCTGACTGGCTGATGTTCGGCACCAACACCCCTGACGAGTCCAACATCACTGCTGCACTGCAACCCAATAGATCGTTTGCCTATCCAGAGATCAGCTGGGTGCAGGCTGGAAACGCAAGAGAGGCTGGTGAAGTGGGCAATATTTCCGCGTGCCCTAGGCATACGTCCGACGTGTGGGCGGGCGAGGATGCATTTTGGTTGCGGGTGGTTGGCAGCTCTATGACCAGCCCCAGCGGGCATTCCTTTCCGGAGGGCTTCTTGATCCTGGTGGCTCCTGACATTGAGCCCCGACCAGGTCAATTCGTGGTAGCCCGGATGATTGACACCAATGAAGCCACGTTCAAACAGCTAGTCAGGGATGCGGGGGAGCTCTTCCTCAAGCCTCTGAATCCCGCCTATCCCATGAAGCCGATTGATGACGCCTGGGAAATCGTAGGAACGGTGGTCGACGGCAAAATGCCTAAGTCGATATTCATGGTCTGACATCCCGCTGGCTTCAAAGCACGCCCGCCTATGCGGGCTTTTTTGTGTCTTGCATAAATTTATGCGGAATCGTATTGACGGGATTTATGAGGATTCGTATAGTTCATCCATCGAAACGCATAGCGCTCGATGAAACACCGCTCTTTAACAACCAGCAGATGAGCCACCAGGCGCCGAGTGAATCCGGCCGTTGAGCCCTGGTGGACAGTACGCAACACAGCAAGCTTCCTCGCTTGACACGTCGGCCCGCAGGTTTGCTGAGCAACACCGATTTCACCGGCTGGCCTTGGAGACAGGGCCAGACGGGAAATCAACCCCACGGAGCAACACCCCATGCTTGGAAAACTGTTCGGCAAGAAAGGTCGTGAAGCCCGCGCTGCGATGCAGGTGGTTCAGAACCGCGACCTGATGCAGGCGATCGTCTACGGCGCCTTCTACGTCGCAGCCGCCGACGGCGATATCGGCGAGGACGAGATCAAGAAGACCGAGAAGCTGATCGCCAACACGCCTCAGCTCAAAGGCTTCGGCCCGGAGCTGTCCAACACCATGGACCGCGCCGAGAAGGACTTCCACGACGGCGGCCATCGCATCCTGCGCATGAACGCAGAGAAGGAGCTGAAGGACCTGGCCCACTCGCCCGAGGAAGCGGCCATCGTCATCAACGTCATGCTGACCATCGCCGAAGCATCGGGCGACATCGACGACAAGGAAATGGCCGTCCTTGAGAAGTCGGCGAAGCTGATGGGCCTCAGCCTGAAGGACTACCTGTGATCCGAATCGGATCGTTCGCGATCATGACCGTCGCCGTTGTGTGGCTGGTCATGCGCGGCATCGACTACGGGACCTGCGCCTGGTACGGCCATCAGACCGAGCGCGACACCCGTTACGCCGCATTCGTCGGCTGCATGGTGAAGACCAGCAGCGGATGGGTGCCCCGCAACGAACTGCGCACCCAGCAGTAGCACCGCGTCAGCCTGACGTTAACTGCCCGATCTACCTGGTTCCCCATCACCAGGCTGCATCGGCGTGTGATCTGGAAGCGCAAGCATGCGCACAACTGGAAGTGGTCAGCCCGTCTGGCGTAGGCCGGGGTAGCACCAGCGGCGGCCAGGTAAAGCTGAGTCGAAAGAATGACCACCGGCGCCGAGCCGGCCAGATCACACACCAATGCAGCCCACCGAGGACACTTCATGGAAACGATCACTTGCGGCTCATGGATTGGCCAGCTCGGCAAGGCGCTGGCTCCCCGTGAGCTCGAAGCACTGCTATGGGTGGCTCAAGGCCTCACCACCAAAGAAATCGCCCGCCAGATGGCGGTCAGCCCGGGCACCGTGGCCAACCGCATCGAGGCCGCGCTGTTCAAGCTCGAAGCCGGTCGCCGCATCGAGGCGGTCACCAAAGCCATGCGCCAACAAATCATCAGCCCGCTCTGCATCGCCTTGGCCGCCCTCATCACCATGCACGCGGTGATCGATGACAGCGACCCAATGCGCCGCGATCGCCGCACGCCGGAGCGCCGCACCGCCCAAGTTCGAATCGTTCGCAAGGCAGAGGCCTTCGAGCTCCACGCCTGACCCACTGAGGACCAACCCCATGCAAGCAGCCATCCAACAAAGCCAGGACAAGCTCGAAGCCCTGCGCCAGGAAGTGATCACAGCCACCGAGGCATTCCGCGCCAAATCGCGCTTCTATGTCACGCAAAGCGGTAACGGCTGGATTGTCGTCTCTTCCAGCAACAACCGCGTGTACGGCCGCAACACCAGCTACCCGCAGGCTGTCCGTTATGCGGAGAGCCTTGAGCGTGCGATCGATGCCAAAACCCTCCCGGTAGTGGCTGTCGTGAAGGTCCGCCAGATCGGTGAAAGCGCCACCCGCTGGATGGCACTCTTTGCGTTGACGCTGATCTTGTTGGCCGGGGCGGCGTCGTCATGAGCCGCGGGGTAAACAAAGTCATCCTGGTCGGCACCTGCGGCCAGGATCCGGAAGTGCGCTACCTGCCGAACGGCAACGCTGTTACCAACCTGAGCCTGGCCACCAGCGAGCAGTGGACTGACAAACAGTCAGGGCAGAAGGTCGAGCGCACCGAGTGGCACCGTGTGTCGCTGTTCGGGAAGGTCGCCGAGATCGCCGGCGAGTACCTGCGCAAAGGCTCCCAGTGCTACATCGAGGGCAAGCTGCAGACCCGCGAGTGGGAGAAGGACGGCATCAAACGCTACACCACGGAAATCATCGTCGACATCAACGGCACGATGCAGCTGCTCGGTAGCCGGCCGCAGGGTCAGCAGCCAGGCCAGGTGCCAGATCGGCAGCCGCAACAACGCCGGCCGGCTCGCCAGCAGCCTAACCAACAGGCGGCGCCACCTGATCACGACAGCTTCGACGACGACATACCGTTCGCACCCATTCCGTACCTCGCCGGTGCGTAGCGATGAAGCGCAGGCAGCAGGTTCACCCCACCGCCTACTACCTCGGCCGCGCCTGCCGCGACAACAGCCAGTCACGCGATGCCCAGCCCTATGGCTGGATGACCGTGGACTGCGGCTGGTGGCTTGCCGGCTGGCACGACCGAGACATGGAGCTTTCCGCTTGAAACGCATCACCGCGCGCGTCCGGAACGGCCGGCGCCAGCAGCAAATCAATTTGCCGCCCAGCGGCTTGGGAGGTATCAGCAATGGCGAAGTCGCCAACCCAGCGCAAGCAAGAACAGCGCGAGCGGGACAAGCTGACGAAGAAAGAGCGCGAAGCCCTTTTGCTGTCACGCCGCATTGTCACGGACCTCTATCACAACACGGACAACGCGCTTAAACGATCGATGGCCCGCGCCGGGATCGAGGAAGAACAGGACCTGATTTCGCGCCTCATACACGGCGCCGACCGCCTCACGGACAAGCAGCTCGAAAAGCTGATTCGCACAACGTGACATCTCGCCGTGACAGGCGATCCAGACAGAACAGACCAATTGCCACCATGCCGCACGCCGGCACCGGAGAATCACCCATGCCTATTCGCCACGCAGTGATGCACTTCATCGACAAGAAGCCGGACGGCAGCCCAGCGGTCCTGCACCTGGCCAATTCGGAGCTTCCGGGTAGCGCCGCCATCGAAAACCTGCTTTTCGACGTTAATGGCACCTACAACGCCAAGACCGGCAAGGGCTGGGGCTTCTTCCACCCCGCGTCCGGCGCCTACCCACTCAGCGGGTGGCTGGGCAAGGTCATGAGCGACGAAATGGCGTTCCTCGACTTCACCCGGACCGGAGCGGAGCACTTAACGAAGCTGATGGAAGAGTCGAACCTGTCTGTCGGTGGTCACGTTCTGTTCGCCCTCTACACCCAGGGCATGACCGACTACCTGATGATCGCAATCCTTCAACAGGTTGATACGGTAGCCGTTGCCCATGACCTGACCGTTGCCACATCCCGCCAGATCGACACCCAAACATTGCACTTCGCCGCTCGCATCAACCTGAGCGAGTGGAAGAACAACCCGGCGTCGCGGCAGTACGTCTCTTTCATCAAGCCGAAGGGAGGTCGCAAGTCTACCGCCTACTTCCGCGACTTCATTGGAGCGCAGGAAGGAGTCGACGCCCCGGGCGAAACCCGCACCCTGCTCAAGGCCTTCGCCGACTTCGTGAAGGCCGAGGATCTGGCAGACGACGCCGCCAGCGAGAAGAGCCACAACCTGGTGGCCTACGCACAGGCACAAGGAAAGATCGGCGAGCCTATCAGCCTGGACGAACTATCCGAGCTGATGAACGAGGACAGTCCCAAGACCTTCGCCGACTTTATCCGGGCAGGGGAATACGGGATCTCAGAGAGCTTCGCAGCCGACAAGCGCACCCTCACTCAGTACCGTCGCTACACCGGTCGCGCCGAAGGTATGTCGATCAGCTTCGAGGCGCACCTACTTGGCAAGCGCGTCGAGTTCGACAAAGACAGCGCCAGCCTAATCATCAAGAACCTGCCGACGCAGCTGATCAGCCAGCTGAAGCGATCTGCCGCAGCCTGATCAAGGAGCGCGCAATGAGCCAGTTCTACCTTCAGGACAGCCGCAGCAACACGGGTGACGGCCTAATGTTCTGGGCCCTTGGTGGTGGCTACACCACCAACCTCGACAAAGCCGAGCTGTTCACCCAGGAACAAGCCTGTGCCCATCGGGAAACAGACATTCCATGGCCGAAGGACTACCTCGACGCCCGCGCACATCTTGGCGTCGATCATCAGTACATCAGCCTGGATGAAGCCCGCGACCACCTGACCCCGGGATGCACTGTTGTCCTGCAGATCCCTGGGCACTGGAACGGGAACGACATTGCCTTGGCCAGGTGGCCAATAGGCCACACCTTCCGATTCGAGAAGGCACATCACCTCACCTTCGAGGCTGCCGAAGCGATCGGCAACACCCCAGAGGAAGCGGTGATCTGGCCCTTGTCTTACCTTGAGGCCAGGGCCAGGCGCCTGGTGCACAAGCGGGACGTGAATATCAAAGAGGCCCTGCAAGGCACCGGTATCGAAATGGCGGTGCCGAGAAAGCAGCGCAAGCCCTGGCAGAGGCCGCTCAACTGCCACGGCTGCGGACGCTTCATCAGCTGGGACGGCCGATTCCTCAACAACTGCCGGAACTGCGGTGCGAACAACTGTCCGTGACAATCCGGCGCTGCCCGCCAGCCAGTGAACGAAAACGCCGCCTGATGAGGCGGCGCTGACTGACGTAGACCGGACGCTACCAGGTCTTCGGCTCTGACTTCTTATACGAGCCACCGGTCATGCACTTCTCGACCAGGTCTTCGCGGGCCTTGTTGTCTGGAAGCGTTTTCAGGTAGTCGGGCTGACAATGTTCGCTAGTCGGCTCGTACGCGGCAGTGTCGACGGCGTCTTCTTTGCAGCCCGCCAGAACCACTGCAGAGAATGCGGCGGCACAGAAGAAAACCAATGCTTTGTGAGACATAAGCTCATTCCTTTGAAGTGGTCGGGCGTTATAGCAAACCTCGACCAGCATCGCAAAGACCTCTCAGCGCTGCCCGCCAGCGCCTTCCCCTATTCAACGATAAAGCCTCCCGGCGAGGGCGGCGCCTGCAATGGAGATTGCCATGAACCCCTACCAGATCACTGGGCCGGCGCAAATCGGCGTCAGTGGTGGCCGCACCAGCGGGCACATGCTCTGGAAAATCCTTGAGGCCCACGGCGGCAAGCTCCCGGCAGATGTGCACGCTTTCTTTCAGAACACTGGCAAGGAGCGCGAGGAGACGCTGGTCTTCATAGACGCCATGGCCAAGCACTGGGGCGTCAACATCGTCTGGATGGAGTGGTGCCGGGTGTATGGCCAACCTGATGACGCGCCCTGGTACAAGATCGTGGACTTTGAAACGGCCAGCCGTAACGGCGAGCCCTTCACGATGATGCTCGAGTACTACCAGGCATACCGGAAAGCAGAGAAGAATCTGCCGGCAGTGCTGCCGAACTTCAGCAACAACATGTGCACCGCCTACCTGAAGGTGAAGATCGGCGAGAAGCACATGCGTGCCCTGGGCTACGACGAATGGGACTGCATCGTCGGCATCCGCTACGACGAGCCACGGCGCTACAGTCGGATGATGACGGCCAACGAGCGCGGCAATGCCCGCTGGGACAGCGTCTGCCCATCCTACGTTGCGGGCGTCATCAAGGAAGACGTGGCGGCCTTCTGGGCCGAGCAGCCATTCGACCTTGGCATGGATTCGGACTACGGCAATTGCGACCTGTGCTGGAAGAAGAACGAGGCCAAGCTGATCAGGACCATCCAGGAAGACCCGTCGCGGGTCATCTGGTGGTCGGGTACCGAAGATCGGTTCGGCCAGGTGTTCCGGCAGGACCGCCCAAATTACCGGGCACTGGCCTGGTCAGCGGACCAGCGAGCCAGGCAGACGAATTTCGATTTCGACTACCTGGCTGAAGACATCGATTGTTTCTGCGGCGACTGACTCAACTCTTAAAAGCAGAAACGAGGCCGGTTAGCGCGCCAATAATTCCGACGACGATACCAAACCAGTAACCGAAAGCCTCCCTACGATGCCTCCTTTCTTCCCTTATCGCTTCGCGAATCGCTTTGAACCCTTTGTCCGTCAGATACCGCGGCTGCTTAGGATCATTCTCCCATTCAACCTGCTCATACATTGTTGCGTCTTCAATCGAAGGCATCTGTACGAGAAGTCTGTCGGCTATCTTGCGGTAATGCTCGGTCTGTACTAGTCGCCGCCACTCATAGAGGTTGTCCGACTCCTGAATGTAGTACTGGACCTCACCCCTATCGTGGGCTTCCTGGGTATTGGGCGGCCTTTTCTTTTCCAGCTCTTCTTCATGCTGGGCAATTTTCCTTAGCAGCAGCTTGTACCGGAAGTAGCTGATCATCCCCATCGACTCCTTTGACGTTCGGCGAACTATAGCCGCGAGGTATCCCCATGCCCACAGAAAACCGATCCAGCAACACCGAGATGGTAAGCGTGCCGCGCGAAGTCATCGAGTTCGCCGCCGGCCTCAAATGGCACGGCCACAAAAGCGGCACCGATCAGAAAGACGATCAGCTTCAGGCACTGAAGAAACTCCGCGGCATTTTGGAAGCGCCAGCCCCGCAGCCCCACGCCGATCCTATAGCGTGGATGGTTGGTACTGCCATCTGGTGGACCAAAGAAGAGGCAGAGCGGGATGCGGCGGCGATTGGACTGGCCGTGATTCCGGTCGGGCCGATGACCGATGCCCGCGAGGTTGAGCTACTGAAGCGAGAGCTGCTGGTCGCCAGGGCGCAAGGTCGCGCTGAGGTGGTCGAGATGATCGCCCAGCTGGATGCAGAGACCGGTCTGGACGAATTCATCGGCAGCCATGCCATTGCCGATACCGGCGACTACGGCTGCCACTGGGAAGAGGATGAGCTTCGCAAGCACTTCAATGCTGATCCAGCGGCAGCGAGCGAGCTGGAGATGTGCCGGTACAGTTCACACCAAATCATCCAGCTTGAGCGCGAGGAAGAGCAGCTGCGCACCCACATCACCACGCAGAAGTCTTGGATGGACCGCTTCGTTGAGTATCTCACCGAGTCGGGCGTGCCCGAGGATCTCCTGGCCGAGTACAAGGCCATCACCGCCGTCCGGATCTGACAGGAGTACATCCGTACTCTTTCCGCTGTAACCCCTCTCCCCTCTATTCACTGCCGCGATATGGCGGCCAAGGACGAAGTCATGCCTGAAGAAAACCGGATCGCCTTCGTGAACTACAAAGCCAGCTGCGGCTGCAAGATGGACTATCGCAGCGGCGATGGCATGTATTCCGAGGTCCACTACATCGACCCATGCCCGAAACACGGCGGCGTGGCTTTCGGCCCCGTTGAGGTCAAGCGCGATAAGGACGGCTGGTGGTGCCACCCAGGCATTCCTGACTTTGGCGGCACTGAAGACCCAGCTCCATTCAAGGCCTGGGTAGCTGAGCAATGCCTTCAATTGAAAACCTGGGATATGGATTCGGACTTGGCCGAACATCCGTACTTCGACGGCGCAGCCCACTGCAACGGCTGGGACCCGCAATCGCCAGGCCCTGAATGGTTCCTGATGGGTATCTTCGACACGGAAGACGGCCCGCATGTGCAGTGGGCGAGCCGCGAGGTGAAGCCATGAGCCGCAGCGGGTACAGCGACGATTGCGATAACTGGAGCCTCATCTGCTGGCGAGGCGCAGTTGCATCGGCCATCAGGGGCAAGCGCGGCCAGGCCTTCCTGGTCGAGTTGCGCGACGCTCTGGACGCCATGCCCGACAAGCGCCTAGTAACCGACACGCTGGAGGCCGACGGCCAGTTCTGCACGCTCGGTGCGCTTGGCTCCAGGCGCGGCATAGACATGAGCACGATTGACGCTCATGACCGCGAGAGCGTGGCGCAGGCCTTCGGGATCGCTGAGGCACTGGCTGCCGAGATCGTCTACGAGAACGACGAGAGCCCAGGCAAGTTCGTGCAGGACGACGCGGGTCGGTGGGAGCTGATTCGAGATACGCCCGAAAGCCGATGGCAGCGGATGCGCGATTGGGTTGAATCCAACATTCAACAGGTGCAGCCATGACCCGCCTCGCCCTCTGCCTCCTGCTGCTGGCCACCGGCGCCAGCGCAACCGAGAACGTCATCGACGTGCAGCACGACAGCCAGCGCGATGTCACCTGCTACCTGCTCAACGGGGTCGGCATCAGCTGCATCCCCGACAGCCAGCTGCAGGCCAGCAACCAGCGCCAGCTCTCCCCGCACGAAACACAACCCGAACCTACACCCGCACTGGCGCCTGGGCGCTGGATTGATGAGAGGTATCAGCTGTGAGCGAGAAATTTGAGCGCGAAGAGCGCTACATCGTCTTCAAGGTGAAGGACCTGAGCGAGCACAAGCTCGGCTGGGTGCACGACGTTATCAGGCTGAACGACATCCCAACCGTGGATGCAGTGGTGGTTGAATCCGACTGGCCAGAGTACGAACCGACATGGGCGGCGATCGAACGCCGCGTAACCGGCGTGCAGTGGAATGGCGAAGGCCTGCCCCTGGCTGGGACAGTATGCGAGTTCAAGGCCAATATTCTGGGGTGGGTTGAGGTAACCATTACTGCAGTGACTGAGCTGAGCATCGTGTTCACCAGGCCTTCGCATCAAAATAGTCGCCCTCTGCTTGAGGAGCGCTTGCCGCATAAGGCAGTCGAGCGTTTTCGCCCCATTCGCACGCCAGAGCAAATCGCTGAGGAGGAGCGCACTGCCGGGCTGAACGAGATGATTGGGCACATGAAGGATCACCCGCTCGGGACTCACGGCGCCAGCCACCTCCAAGAACTGATGATCCATGAGGATATCGCCCGTGATCTTTGGGCCGCCGGCTATCGCAAGCAGGTGGCGCCATGACCGACCTGATCGAAGTGAAGACGGCAGACTTGGCCGGCCACGCTCTCGACTGGGCCGTGGCTCAGGCCGAAGGCGTTGAAGTATTCCTGGCGCCCCCGCAGTACAACGTGCCGTGGCGGGTGTTCTGGAAAAAGCGCGGCCAGGCGCTGGAGTGGGATGTGCTCTACAACCCACATGAGGACTGGGCTTTGGCAGGGCCATTGATCGAGAAGCATATGGTCAGCCTGCACTGCCCACAAAGCACCGATGACGTTTGGGCCGGCTGGGTGATCAGCGACAAGGGGGAGTTTTGCCAGGCCGGTGACAGCACCCTGTTCGCCGCCTGCCGCGCCATCGTCGCCGCCAAGCTCGGCGATACCGTCCAAGTGCCGAAGGAGCTGATGCCATGAAAACCCTTGGCGAAATCATAGAAGCCGCGAAATCAGGCGAACGACCTGACTACGACGACCTGCGCCTGGCCGTGTGCGCCATGGACATGCTCATGACCTTCGACCGCCAGGCTATCTGGAAGCTGGCCGAGGGCGAGCAGCAGGGCAAGAAACCAATCTTGGTCTGGAGCAGTCTCTGGCAGCGCGACGAGAACTTCGCTCGAGTGAAGGGCGCTATGGCGAAAGACCCCAAGTCTTACCTCGGTCCGAACTACGACCCGGACAGCCCGGCGGTGCAAGAACGCCGGCGCATGTCGATCGCGATCATGGATGGCGTTGCGCGCCGCGCACAGGAGAAAAAGCAATGATCCTGCCCCTGATGTACATGGCCTACCTGGTATGGAAGGCGCCGCGATGATGACCGATGTCGGCCACGGCGTGCTCATGTCGAAAGAGCTGGTCGAGAAGCGCGAGCAGCGGCCAGAGCGCCGCTTTGTGGCGGTGATTCACGGCTGGCACGTGCACAGCAACGGTTTCAATGTTCACCAGCTCAAAGCCAGCACCCTTGAGGAGGCGAACAAAGAGGCCTGCTGGCTCAGCGATCAGCGAGACGCGGCCTTCGACCGCTGCGCCTGGGTGGTGGTCGAGATCGAAGCGCATGAGCACCTTCCCCGGCGCCTGACCTGGCGCGAGCGGCTCACTGGCCGCATCAAGTAACCCTTCCCCTACAAATCAAGCCCGCCGACATGCGCGGGCGAGGATGACCTATGTCTGCAACTCAACGATTCCACCAAACCGCAAACGACTGCCTTGAGCGCCTCGCGGCTGACCTCTGGCCCGGCGCCAAGCTCGCCTTGGTCATCTACACCCCAGACCAGCCAGAGCTGGATATCGTCCTTAAGGACAGCGGTCTCAACGTCGACGAGGTGATCAACACGCTGCGCCGGCGCGGCGGCCTCAGCCTTGACGGCGAGAACGTCTACAAGCGCTCGGTCTGTGACGTCATCATCGGCGCCCTTGCCACGGGCAAGCAGAACAACAACCCACCGCCAGCCGATCACTGGTGCCTTGAGTTCTGGGATGTCGGCCGAGCCGAGGGTGCACTGCAGGAAGAGCTGGTGCAGGCGCTGCGCCTGGCGCGCAAAGAGCTGGACGCCTGCCAGCGGGTGATCCATTACGCGGGCGGCTTCGATCCGGCCTACGTCAATGACGCCCAGGCCGCACTGAAGGTCGCCGACGCAGTGCTCGAAAAAACTCCCGCCTGACCACCAACCTGCCGCCACCGGCGGCGTGGAGAGAAACCATGTTCATGACACCGGATGAGGTAGCCGACATGACGGGCTACCTCCGCCCCAAGGACCAGGTCCGCTGGTTGCAGGCAGAGAAATTTGGGTATGTGCTGGGCGCAGACGGGAAACCGAAGGTGCTGAGACAAGTCGTGCTCGCCCGTCTGGGCGGCCATGCTGAGAAGAAAGGACCGGAACTCCGGTTTTGATAGAAGGGACGACCGATGAGGCCGCGAAAGAAGGACAGGCACCTGCCGCCGTGCATGTACATGAAGCACGGCGCCTATTACCTGGTGAAGAAAGGGAGGTGGGAGCGCCTTGATAGCGATTATCAGGGCGCCCTGCTGGCCTACGCCAAGATCATGGGCGGCAAGGGAAAAGGCGGAATGCCCAAGTTGATCGACGAAGCGTTGGACGCCATGCGAGGGCGGCTGGCAGTGAACACCGTGAAGCAGTATGAGGCAGCGTCGGCAAAGCTGAAGCATCACCTGGCCGAGTTTGAGCCCCGCCAGGTGTTGCCACGGCACGTTGCGGCGCTGAAGCTGCATATGTCAGACACGCCGAACATGGCCAACCGGGTGATCTCGTTCCTTCGAATGGTGTTCGCCTACGCGCTGGAGCAGCAGATCGTCGACTCCAACCCCTGCACCGGGATCAAGCGGCACACCGAGAAGAAACGGGATCGGTACATCACCGACGACGAGTTTGCAGCGATCTGCGACGCGGCGTCCCCGTACATCCGTTCGATTCTTGAGATGTGCTACCTGACAGGTCAGCGCATTGGCGACGTTCTGGCCATCAAGCTCTCGGACATCAGCGACAAGGGCATTGCCTTCGACCAGCAGAAGACCGGCGCCAAGCTCATCGTGGGGATGACACCGGACCTTGAGCAGCTGATCGCCAGGGCCAAGGCCATCCCCAGAAAGGTGCGCGGGCTCACACTGTTCTGCACCCGCGGCGGCGGCAAGCCGGTCTCCTACGAGACGGTCAAGGATGCCTTCAAGAAAGCATGCGAAAAGGCAAAAGTCACAGGAGCCACTATCCACGACCTCCGGGCCAAGTCACTGACCGACACTGACAAGCAGGGAAATGACGCTCAGAAGCTCGGTGGCCACACTGACGCCAAGATGACGAAGCGATACTTGCGGCTTCGCGAGATTGACGTAGCGCAGCCTCCTGCTATGCCGAAAGCTAAGCGGAAAACTGAATGATCGCCTGCCCTGACTGATTCTCGATGATCTTCCCCGCGTTCGAGGACGCAAGTGTGTGCATATACGCATGGTGTACGGTCAGCACTAGATCCTGAAGAATCTGGTCACCTTCAAGAGCTGTGACCTTGAGCCCAAAGCCGATAGCGTCATCCATGTGCAGGTGCCGCTCGTGCGTTTTTGTGCCCGCGTGATCATTCAGCGCAGTGACGATTGCTTCAGCCTTCGTCAGCGCGTCGTCATCATCCTTGAACATGCCGCTGATCAACCACATCTTGACGATGTCGCCAGCATGCTCGATAGCCTTTTCGCATTCCCCTAGGAAAGATGGGTGATACTTGGCAATGAGAGCTTGCCAGATAGGGATCGAACCAGGGTCAGCTTTGACCGCCTCCACTGCATTCTGGAACTCCTCCAGTACGCCGTATGCTGGAATGCCGCCAAATTGAGGGTCGAACGGGCCGATGTTCGACTGCTTCCCCATCACCAATTCTTTGCAAGCGCAGGCAATCATGGTCCCCGCCGACATAGAAATCTGCGGGATGATGGCGCGGATGTCAGTGCCAAACATCTGGCGTAGGTAATGAACGATCGACTCAGTCGCAGCAATGTTGCCGCCCGGCGTATGGAGGAGCAGGTCCAAGCCTTTGCTTCGATCCATCTGATAAACAGCGTTCATGAACCCGTTCTTGTCGTCGTCATTCACGCTCGACAAGCTGAAGCCGGGCTTCTGAAGCCATCCGGAGTAATAGCAGATGATGTTGCGACCGGTGTGCTGGTGGAGGCGGGAGATATACCGGCGTCTTACACGATCGATGCTGTCCTGCGCCCCCATCTGCTGCTCAACAATGATTTCTTGTAATACTTCATTCCAGCTCGGCATACGATCATCCATAAAAAAGCCCGGCAGCGCCGGGCTTAGTACCTAAAGAAGCATCAGCGCTTAGTGATGGTCTCGAAAGCGTTTACAGCATAGGAAACGTTGGAGTCCTGCAGCACGGATGCCTTCTTGAACATGTCGGCAGTGCCAGGCGGGACCTGCTGATAGGGGGTTTGCGAATAGGGGATCTTAAGAAGGGCAAACCCAGCTTCAAAATTGGTTCGTGCGTTTTGCATGATTTTAGGCTCCGGTCCAACGTGTCCATACGCGTTTGGTGGGCGGCGATACTATCAACACACCCATGGTGAGAAAAGCACATTTTTTCAGCTTTTTCACTAGGTCAGACAAAAGGTTGTGCACAGCGTTCGAAATTTGACTCCACAGGTTATCCACAGCAAACGCTATGCCAAATCGTGCAAAATGCCACTAAAGAGCCATCAAAATCGGATCTTCGGGCCGCTTTCGAAATGCTGTAGTATTAGACGTTTCGCAATTGTCTAATAGACGCACAGCTGTAAGGCCTTGAATGTCCAGTCTTTCCGACCATACCCCAATGATGCAGCAGTACTGGAAGCTGAAAAACCAGCACCCGGACCAGCTGATGTTCTACCGCATGGGCGACTTCTACGAAATCTTCTACGAAGATGCGAAAAAAGCCGCGAAACTGCTGGATATCACCCTGACCGCGCGCGGTCAGTCGGCCGGCCAGTCGATCCCCATGTGCGGAATTCCGTTCCATTCGCTGGAAGGCTACCTGGCCAAACTGGTCAAGCTCGGCGAGTCGGTGGTGATCTGCGAACAGATTGGCGACCCCGCCACCAGCAAAGGCCCGGTCGAGCGCCAGGTGGTGCGCATCATCACCCCGGGCACGGTCAGTGACGAGGCGCTGCTGGACGAGCGCCGCGACAACCTGATCGCCGCGCTGCTGGGTGATGAGCGCTTGTTCGGCCTGGCGGTGCTGGACATCACCAGCGGCAACTTCAGTGTTCAGGAAATCAAGGGCTGGGAGAACCTGCTGGCCGAGCTTGAACGCCTCAACCCGGTCGAGCTGCTGATCCCCGACGACTGGCCGCGCGACCTGCCGGCCGAGAAGCGTCCGGGTGCACGTCGGCGCGCGCCCTGGGACTTCGACCGCGACTCGGCGCGCAAGGCGCTGTGCCAGCAATTCGCGACCAAGGACCTGAAAGGCTTCGGCTGCGACAAGCTGACCCTGGCCATTGGCGCTGCCGGCTGCCTGCTGACCTACGCCAAGGAAACCCAGCGCACTGCCCTGCCCCACCTGCGCAGCCTGCGTCACGAACGCCTCGATGATACGGTGATCCTCGACGGCGCCAGCCGCCGCAACCTCGAGCTGGACATCAACTTGGCCGGCGGGCGGGACAACACCCTGCAGTCGGTGCTCGACCGCTGCCAGACTGCCATGGCCAGCCGCCTGTTGACGCGCTGGCTGAACCGCCCGCTGCGCGACCCCAAGGTATTGCAAGCGCGCCAGGATTCGATCCGCTGCCTGCTCGATGGCTATCGCTTCGAAAAACTGCAGCCGCAGCTCAAGGAAATTGGCGATATCGAGCGGATTCTCGCCCGTATCGGCCTGCGCAATGCCCGCCCGCGCGACCTGGCGCGCCTGCGCGATGCCCTCTGTGCCCTGCCTGAACTGCAAAACGCCATGGCCGAGCTGGAGGCCCCGCACCTGGCGCGCCTGGCCGCTATCACCGGCACATACCCAGAACTGGCCAGCCTGCTGGAGCGGGCGATCATCGACAACCCGCCGGCGGTGATTCGCGACGGCGGCGTGCTCAAGGCCGGATACGACAACGACCTGGATGAATTGCTGGCCATCAGCGAAAACGCCGGCCAGTTCCTGATCGACCTGGAAACCCGCGAGAAAGCCCGTACCGGCCTTGCCAACCTGAAGGTCGGCTACAACCGCGTGCACGGCTACTTCATCGAACTGCCCACCAAGCAGGCCGAACAGGCACCTGGCGACTATATTCGCCGGCAAACGCTCAAAGGTGCCGAGCGCTTCATCACGCCCGAGCTGAAGGCGTTCGAGGACAAGGCACTGTCGGCCAAGAGCCGTGCCCTGGCCCGCGAAAAAATGCTCTATGACGCGTTGCTGGAAACCCTCATCAGCCATCTTGCTCCGCTGCAAGACAGCGCCGCCGCCCTGGCCGAGCTGGATGTGCTGAGCAACCTGGCCGAGCGTGCGCTGAACCTCGACCTCAATTGCCCGCGCTTCGTCGACGAGCCTTGCCTGCGCATCGACCAGGGCCGTCATCCGGTCGTCGAGCAGGTGCTGACCACCCCGTTCGTGGCCAACGACCTGAGCCTGGACAACAGCACGCGCATGCTGATCATCACCGGCCCGAACATGGGCGGTAAATCCACTTACATGCGCCAGACCGCACTGATCGTGCTGATGGCGCATATCGGCAGCTTCGTTCCGGCGGCCAGCTGCGAGCTGTCGCTCGTCGACCGCATCTTCACCCGCATCGGCTCCAGCGACGACCTGGCCGGTGGGCGTTCGACCTTCATGGTCGAGATGAGCGAAACCGCCAACATCCTGCACAACGCTACCGACCGCAGCCTGGTGCTGATGGACGAGGTCGGCCGCGGCACCAGCACCTTCGACGGCCTGTCGCTGGCCTGGGCTGCCGCCGAGCGTCTGGCGCAACTGCGCGCCTACACCTTGTTCGCCACCCACTACTTCGAGCTCACCGTACTGCCGGAAAGCGAACCCCTGGTGGCCAACGTGCACCTGAACGCTACCGAGCACAACGAGCGCATCGTGTTCCTGCACCATGTCCTGCCTGGCCCCGCCAGCCAGAGCTATGGCCTGGCCGTGGCGCAACTGGCAGGCGTACCTTCCGTGGTTATCCAGCGCGCGCGCGAGCATCTGGGCCGCCTGGAAACCAGCAGCCTGCCGCATGAATTACCCGTTACCAAGAAAACCAAAGGCGAGCCACAGGCACCGCACCAGAGTGACCTGTTCGCCAGCCTGCCACATCCAGCCATCGAGAAGCTGGGCAAGCTGGACTTGGACGACATGACGCCGCGTCAAGCTATCGAAACGCTATATCAACTAAAAAACCTGTTATAACGGCGCCCACTACAAGCTGGTAGAATCCGCCGCGGTTTGCTGGTGCTGCAGGTTATTAGCCTGGCCTGCAGCCATGTACCCGTAAACCGCGCGGCCCTGAGAGGAAGGGCCGCCGCCGTCGCCTGAGGAGAAAA